TAATGTTTCTGCTGCTGTTTCATCAGTAACAAATAACACAACACCAGCTAGAAAAATTGTTAACAATTTTAAGGAAAATAAAATCGCTAAAGTAATCAGTGAAAATAATGTTACAAAAAACACACATCATGAATCTAAAACTTTTGAATTATCAAAGTTAGTTGAAAATAATACTTTTAATGTTGCAGAATATATTCCGACAGTTTCTAAAAAATATATAAAAGCTGGCATTTTTAACGATATTTCTAAAATTGTAAAATCAAAAAGATTTTTTCCAATTATGATTTCTGGTCCAAAGGGTTGTGGTAAAACTGAGTTAATTTCTCAAGTTGCAGCCACTATTAAACGTCCATTAATCAGAATTAATATTACTTCTGAAACTGACGAATCAAAGTTAATTGGCCATATGAATCTTATTGATGGTAACACTGTTTGGACAGATGGTTTAATTATTAAAGCCATGAAAATGGGTGCTATTTGTGTTCTTGATGAAGTCGATTTAGGTTCTGAAAAATTAATGTGCTTACAATCTATTTTAGAAGGTTCAAACTACATTAATAAAAAAACTTCAGAAATTGTTGAACCAGCAGAAGGTTTTACAATTGTTATGACTTCAAATACTATTGGTAATGGCAATACTAGTGGTAAATATGCGGGCACTCGTGTTATGAATTCTGCATTTATTGATAGACTTAAAATGACTTTTATTTTTGAACGTGCTAATAAAGCAACTGAAATTAAAATTTTAAATTCATTTATTAGCAGCTTTACTGGAGAAGAATCTACTTCAGAACAATCTAAAATTATTTCTGCTTTAGTTGATTGGTCAAGCACAATTGTTGATGCAGTTTCTAAAAATATCATTGAAGAAACTATTTCAACAAGAAAACTAACTTATATTCTTGAATCATATTTAATATTTAACAACATTGAAAAATGTGTTAAAGGTTCTTTAAATAACTACGAAGACGACGACAAATCAACAATGCTAACTTTATGGAGAACTACTTACGGTATACATTTTGATGAAACTTTTGTTCAAACCACCACTACTACATCAGTTGCACCAATAACACAAAATACTTAAATTAATTGTTGACAAGGACGTCAATATTTGATATAATATAACTACAAATTGAGATACTACACTAACTAAAACAGGATAAAATATGAAAATCAGTGATACCACTATGGCAATACTAAAAAACTATGCAAGCATTAACGAATCTTTAATTTTTAGAGAAGGAAATCGTTTAAACACAGTTACCAACTCTGGAAATTTAATATCATTTGTTAACGTCGCAGAAACATTTGACATTGAAGCTCCAATATACAATTTAAATCAATTTTTAAACACCATTTCGTTATTTAGTGATCCAGTACTTGATTTTAAATCAAATCACGTATTAATCAAAGATGAAGGTTCTTCTTCAGTTAAATATTTTTATGCATCAGCTGAAGTTATTGATATTCAAGACCGTGAACCAAAAATGAAAGAAAACATTTTAGAGTTTATTCTTGAAGCTGAAGATTTACAAGCATTAATAAAGGCAAGCGGTGTTTTGAATTTAGAAGATTTAGTATTATCTTCTGCTGGCGATAATTTAACTTTATCTGCTGTTGACAGTAAAAACCCGACTTCCAACAACTTTTCTAAAATTGTTGGTGATAATACTCTTGACGTTGATTTTGAATTTAACTTTAAAGCTGCAAGTTTAAAATTAATTCCTGGCAATTATAATGTTGTATTTTCTGGTACAACTGATAAATCTGGCCGCCAGAAATTCTTAGCAAGTTTTTCTTTAATTGATTCTACTCTTATTTACTATATTGCGCTTGATCCATCTTCAAAAATTAACAAAACCATTTAATTATTATTGTACAACTGAAATTGCCGGCAATTGCCGGCTACACCCTTTAAAATTAGAGAAATATATTATGAAATATAGTAACAAATCAGGTTTATGGTGCGAAGATAACCGTCCACGGCATGTTGAAGATTTAATATTACCAAAAGCCACAAAATTACAGTTTAGTAACTTTATTGTTGCTGGTGAGTTAACATCACTTATTTTTACTGGGTCTCCTGGTACTGGTAAAACATCAGCAGCACGAGCATTATGCAACGACCTTGGATGTGATTCAATAACAATTAACTGTTCTGAAGATTCTGGTATTGATGTTTTGCGAACTAGAATACGTGATTTTGCATCAACAGTTTCTCTTATGTCAGATGCAGCTCATAAAGTTGTTATTATGGATGAAGCTGATTATCTTGGCCATACTGTTCAACCAGCATTACGCGGTTTTATAGAAGAATTTCAATCAAATGTCAGATTCATATTCACTTGCAACTATATCAATAAAATAATTCCAGCATTACATTCAAGATGTTCAGTTGTAAGTTTTGATATTCCAAAGTCTGAACGCCCAATGCTGAGCTTAAAATTTTATAAAAGAATTATATCAATTCTTGAAGATGATAATATACCATTTGATACTAAAGTTCTTGTTAAGTTTGTTAATCATCATTTTCCTGATATGCGACGAACTCTAAATGAATTACAAAGATATTCAATGTCTGGCGAAATTGATACTGGTATATTAACATCAATTGATAATTCAAACTTTTTAAATTTAATAGCACTGCTTAAAGACAAAAACTTTAAAGAAATGCGTAATTGGGTTGCTGTAAATTCAGATGATCCAGTATCAGTATATAATAAGTTATATGAAACTGCATACGACCATATTCAGCCGGCAACAATACCAGCATTAGTTGTAATTATTGCGGAATATAGCTATAAAAATTCTTTTTGTGCTAACAACGAAATTAACTTAGCAGCTTGTTTAGTCGAATTAATGTCAGAAGTTCACTTTGTGTAGGGTATATTATGACTTATAAAAAAAAGAAGCTGTTTGATTTTATTTCAGATATTAATACCGGCAAAACTAATATTTTAAGAAATGAACCCGATGCTATAAAAGACTATTCTCCTTGGATTGTTAACATTGGCATGAGTCTATATGAAGATACAATTTTATATGCTAACGACTTAAATCAATATTATCGTTTATCTAAAGTTCAACAGTATGATTATTACATGCACGCAATACGTAAAAGAAAGCGTTATGCAAAATGGCCAAAAAAGCCAAAAAGTGACACTGATGCTAAAATAATAGCGAAGGTATTCTGTATAAATATATCACATGCTGAGCAGTATATTGAATTAATGGATAAAACCATATTAAAAGATATATTAAATAAACATACAAATTTTGGTGGAAGATAATGAATGATGACATTTTTGAAGGACATGGTATTGAGATTGAATTAAATACTGCTGACGACTTTTTACGTATTGCTGAAACACTTACCCGTTTGGGTATTCCATCTTATAAAGATAAAGATACATTATACCAATCTTGTCATATTTTACATAAGCGAGGAAGATATTCAATTTTACATTTTAAATCTTTATTTGCTCTTGATGGTAAAGTTAGTACTATTGACGCAGCTGATATTGCGCGATTAAACTCAATTACTAAATTATTAATTGATTGGAATCTTTGTAAGCTCGCGCCAGCTGCTAAACTTGATAATTCAGTTTTTTCACGTGTTAAAGTTATTAAACACTCTGAAAAACATAAATGGGACCTTAAAGCAAAATACTCAATAGGTACTTCTTAATAATTAATACATTGGAAAATATATAATATGAATAAGCCATTTTACACAAACGTAGATGTTATTGGTAATACAATATACTGTCGTGAGATTGATTCTGAAAATAATGCTAATCAATATAAAACACAGTATGAACCTACACTTTATATTCCATGTTCAAGTGAATCTCCGTTTAAGGATATTTACGGTAAAAACTTAATTGCTAAAAGCTTCGATAATGTGTGGGAAGCTAAACAATATGTTAAACAAAATGAAAAGTTGTTTGATATATATGGCAGCACTAAATTTTCAGCTCCATTTATTCAAGAAAATTACCCAAACATTAAATCAGATGTACGATTTGATCAAATTTCAATAGCTGTAACCGATATTGAAGTTTTTTCTCCTGATATTTTTCCGCACCCTGATCAAGCAATCTGGCCAGTTAATGCAATAACAACATATTCTAACATTACTAAAAAATATTATACTTTTCATTTGTTAGATGAAGATACTGAAAATGTAAAATGGGATAAAAATCTTGCAATTAAAAACAATGAACTAAGCGAAGAAACTGCTGATAGCGTTGTTTACTCTTTTTATAATTCAGAAGCAGATTTATTAAAAGCTTGGATTAAATTCTTTGAAGCTTTATCGCCTAATATTCATTCTGGTTGGAATTCTACAACGTTCGATACTCCATATCTAGTTAACAGAATTAATATTGTGCTTTCTAATGCTTGGTGTGTTAGATTATCACCATGGCGGAAAGTTTTACCTTCAAGTAAAAAAAATGCATTTGGTGGCGAAGATAAAAGTTATGATTTGCTTGGTGTTCAAGATTTGGATTATCTAACTGTATTCAAAGATAAAACGTTCGAAAACCAAGAAAAGTATACTTTGGACCATATTGCACATGTTGTTTTAGGCGAAAATAAATTAACATATGAAGCTTCTGAAGGTTTGCATGGTTTATATAAAGCTGATCCTCAAAGATTTATTTCATATAACATTAAAGATGTTGAATTAATTTTGCGAATGGACCAAAAGCTTAACTTATTCCAGTTAACTCAGTCTGTTGCGTACTATGCTGGTATTAATTATACTGATACATATAGCCCTATTCGTACTTGGGAATCTACTATATTTAATTATTTAGTTCCTAACGGAATTATTCCTCCTGTAAAGTCTTCAGCAAAAAAAGAACCTTACCCTGGAGGCTATGTCAAAGTACCGCAAACTGGTTTATTTAAAAGAGTTGCTACTTTTGATTTAACATCACTATACCCAATGATTATTCAGCAGTGGAATATATCACCAGATACTATTGAAAGCTTTCCAGATGAGCAAGATATATCTCAATTAATTGTCGACGATGGAAATATAGATTTTGATATTCCTGGTTATTGTCTAGCAGCAAATAATATTTCGTTTAAAACTGATAAACAGGGTTTTATGTCTACCATGATGGAGTTATTATTCAGCGATAGATATGCAGCTAAACAAGCAATGTTTAAAGCCCAGCATTCAATAACAGCACTTGAAGATGAACTTGCAAAAAGAGGTGTAGCATAATGAGTGTTGATGCTAAAATATACAGGTGTCAATATCAAAAAGTGCACAATTGTTGTGATGATAAATTTAATAAAATTGACTTGGTTAGCCATTATAATATAACTCATAATTTTAAAGGCGAAGAAGCTGATGTATTATTGAGATTAAAGAACATAGGCATTGATATATATCAAGTTTTTAGTATGTAAATCTTTATTTTAAAATATAAAAATATTATTATTGGCGATACCAACAATAACTGTTGGCAACACGACCAAAATTTGATATAATGGTATCTAAAGTTAATTGAGGAATAAATATATGAATTTAAGTGAAATGTCGGTTGCTGAGCTACACCTTGCAATCAAAACAGCAAAACTAGATAAAGCAGCTAGGGATGCGGAGCAACTTGCAATAAAAATCCTTTAATTTTAGGAGGATTTAAAACTATGTGAATTGCTGGGACGATCCTTAGAGCCAAAACACTACAATAATTGCTAAAGCAGATTATGAAAGTTTAAAAAGTTTTGGATTGGACAATCAGCAGCCAAGCTCCTAAGTATTATTATTAATATATGGTGAAGGTTCAGAGACTAGAGTTTAACTCGTAGGGTATAAGTTTATGATACCCGAAGCGCATAGCATTTAATTATAATTAAATGATGATATAGTCCAGTCTTGTTAGAAATAATAAGCAGTATTAATTTACGGTAATAATGTTACGAATTATTACGAATGACACGTTAAACAGCTTGTACGGAATTACAGCTAACAAATGGTTTAATTTTTGCGATGTTAATTTATCTAAAGCAATTACTTTGTCTGGTCAGATGGTTATTAAATGGTCTGAGCGATATTTAAATGAGTATATAAACAAATTATTAAAAACTGATAAAGTTGATTACATTATTGCAATAGATACCGATTCGGTTATGGTTGACATGACTCAAATTGTTTCAAAATGTATGCCAGGAAATCACAGTGCTCTTAAAATTACTGATTTTATGGATAAAATATGCAAAATAATTGAAAGAGATTGTATAAACCCTGCATATGCACGATTATCAAAAATGCTAAACTGTAGTAAACAGCTTATGACCATGGATCGTGAGGTGCTATCTGCTTGTGTAACTGGCGACACTTTAGTAACAATGGCAGAAGGTAATGATATTGAAATATCCAAATTACGTGTCGGCGAAATTATAAAATCTTTAAATATTGATACCGGTCTCATTGAGTCTGATATTGTCAGCTCGCAGACATTTATGGGTAACAAAGAAGTATATGAAATATCATTTGATGGCAAAGTCATTGAAGCAACAGCAGATCATTTATTCGGTATAAACCGAGATGGTTATTTTATTTGGTGTCGAGTTGATTTGTTAATAGAAACTGATGAAATTGTTACTTTGTAAATTTTGAAATGTATAAATACTATACATTGTAAATAGACCGAGAACTAAAATGCCAAATTGTCCGTTTTGTAACTGCCCCAAACATGTAAATAAAAGAAAATTAACATTACAAACATGTGGCGGTGCATCATGCAAATCTTTATACATAGCAAAATTAAAAAAAGAAAGAGGTACTGATAAATTAGCCACGCAAAAAGCTATTATAACAAAAAACAAAATAGGAAGTGATGGATTAACTGGACACCAAAAATCTGCTAATAAGGCCGCTGGTACTCGTAAACATTATCAACATAATATCACTACTAAGCTAAAAAATACACTCAATATAAAAACAGACATAAGAAAATCAAAAAGGGAGCAGCATTGTAAGTTATTGCGTAATGCATACGCTAGGAAATTAAAAGATTTTAATTTTATAATTTTTATCATAGACAATTTTAGTTTTACTAAAATGAAAACCAGATTTCATAATTTAAAATTAAGCAGCATTGATACTAAATTATTTGATGAATATTTTTCATGGCACCCAGGCGATTTCACCAGATTAAAAACTTGTGAATACAAACCATGTAACGTCATATATAAATTTAAAGTAAATAAATTATACTGTAGTGATAATTGCCAAGCTTTATATAATACAAATAAAACTACCCAGGGTTCTATTGAATATAGGCTAAAACTTAGTAAAATAGGTCGTGCTACACATTTAGCAAAGCAAATAGAAAATCCACAATATATTAAAGATTGGGTAAAACATTACATGGCTACTCTTGGACCAGAAGGAATAATAAAACGTTCTGATTCTATTATTAAAAGTAAATTGAAAAATGGAACAATACAACCATATGAACTAATGAGCGAATATAAAATATATAGTAAATTAGTATGGAAGTTTACAAATAGACAAAACCATCAAAGCCTTGAAAATTCAGAATTACGAGGCCATGTAAAATATTTAAATAATGCTCATCATTTAGACCATATGTATTCTATATTTGCTGGTTTTAACAATGATATTCCACCAGAACTTATTGGTGCAATAGAGAATCTTAAATATATAACTGCACATGAAAACGTTAAGAAAGGTGTTAATATAAGTTTTATTAGCGAAGCAATTAAACAATGTATAAGTGAAAATAATGTTAAAAATTAAAAAATTGGGCATAAAACCAGTGTACGATATATCAGTATCGAATAATCATAACTTTTTTGGCAATGGTTTATTGGTCCATAACTGCGGTGGTCTGTGGACCGCGAAAAAGCGTTACGCAATTCTCGTAAATGATAATGAAGGTGTTAAATATGATCCACCGTATTTAAAAGTTACTGGTCTTGAAATTGTTAAAAAAGATACACCAGAAATAATGCGAGATGAATTGAAAAAAATTGTTCGTATGATACTTGAAACACATGATAACGATAAACTTATAAAAGAAATATCAACATTCAAATGTGATTTTCTTGATAAAAAAATATATCATTACGACGAAATTGCTACAACTAAATCAGTTAACGGCATTTCTAAGTACCAAGATAATCTTACAATTTATAGAAAGGGTACACCAAAAAATTCAAGATCCGCAATATTACATAATAAACTATTATTAGATAACAATATCACTACTCGCGAACCAATTAAAGAAGGTAATAAAATTAAAATGATTAATTTAATGTTACCAAATACTTTAAAAGAAGATGTTATTGGATATATTGGTAATATTCCTCCTGAATTCAATTTAGAACGTTATATTGATTATCGAGGGACTTACGAAAAATCTTTTGAAAAGCCATTAACCAGTATATTTAATGCTATTGGTTGGGATATTGAAGAAACAGCTGGCTTTGGTGATTTCTTTTAATAGAAACATCTTGTTACATTTATATTGAAAATAAACCAAAATAACTGTGTACATCGTAGTGATAATTTGATATAATATCACTACGAATTGAGCTATGCTATTAAATGAGCAAAATAATGAAAAACATAAAAAACATATACTATTTACACGGGTTCCGCAGCAGTCATTTAAATTCTACTAGATTACAGAGTTTTAATAACGGCAAATATAATTTAATAAACGTTGAATATTCTCCTCACGAATATTTAAAAACAATGGAAATATTTCACAATATATTCAAAAACGTAAACCCAGAAGAATGTTTAATCGTTGGTTGCTCTTTTGGCGGATATTGGGCTGATTATATTTCTGCTCATTACGGCATTAAGGCTATTTTGGTAAATCCAACAACTAATCCAACTTCTACTATAAAACCTGGAGTTTACACAGAATACGAGTCTAATTTAGCCTTTGAAATAAAACATCCATTAGCACATCCTAAAGTAAACTTTGAATATAATCCAAATATTATTGTTATATTAAATAAAGATGATGAAGTATTAAATTATGAAATTGCTTTAAATCATTATGAAGCTTTAAATCAACCAGTTTTGGTTTATGAAACTGGTGGCCATAGATGTTCTAACTTTACTGAAATAATTACAATGGTTTTATAAATAGTGTAGACTAAACTAAATTATAATCTGGAATATTAAATGAAAACTATAAACGAATTATTGTTATTAGAAACTTATGTAAATCTTTTTGCAAAAGATAAAGTATCAAAACTTAAATGGAAATCTCAAGTTTGGGATATATTACAAAAATCATATGCTGAAATTGGCGGAATAGCTGGCTCAGGCTTTATGAGTCCAGACGATATGGTTCAAAATGTACCGTTTTGGAAATTAAATGTCAAAAATGGTAACGTAATATCTGTTGCAATGTATAAAGATGCTAACGGCCGCAAACTAATTGCTACTGGAACTGATGGTTCTGTACGGGCAGTTGAAGCACTTGCTAAAAACATGGTACCAGAATTAGAAAGATCATTTGGCGAAAAATCTGGAAAATCTTTAGGGTTTACAATGAAAAACATAGAATGGAATGTTTTAAAGCAATTTTTAATGACACCCGAAAAAGCTCAATCTTATTTAAAGAAAAAATTATTAGTTGTTGATGCTTCAAAACTAAGCGAAAAGGATAAGTTTGCATACAAGAAATTTCCACAACTACGGCCATATTTTTATACTCGCCTTATTGGTGATAAGACATATATGAAAATTATGATGGGTTCACCACAATTAAAAATTAAAAATTAAAATGAAATTTATACTAATATTAGATAATGATAACTCCAGTAAAATTACAACAAATTGCACATTTATTAACATGTTATACGAATGCTATTATGTTCATGATGATTATACGCTAGATACTAAAATACTAAGTATATTAGCAGCTGAACCTTACCAACAAGTTATTTTGTTTGGTCAGAATAACACGTGTAAACGCACTTTAGAAATAGCAGATAAATTTGGATATTCTTTTATTTTAGTTGATCCTCCTGAATTACTGTTGCCTAAAATTTGTTGGAACATAGATGCTCCTGGACTTATTTTTTCTGATAATAAAAAAATAACAGAATCTAATATTAGTGATTATTATAAAGTAGTTTTTGCCGAAAGTGTAAAGGCTAATAAAGAATTAATTGAAAATTATGTTAACAATATGAGATAATAAATTATGGAAAAATTAAATAAAGAATTACTAAAAGCTATTGCTGAATTAATAAAAGAACGTAGGGAGTCAAGATGATTAAATTAATTGACATTGAACATTTAAGTAATGTTGTACGTTGTACAAATTGTAATAGCGATCATAATATAACCTTTGATGAATTTGACGTTTATGGTACTATATCTTTTAAATGTCACTTCTGCAAATACCCAATAATCACAAAATATAAAAAACCTTTACAACTTCTTTTAACTTAATTGTTGACAAGACCGTCAATATTTGATATAATATATACTGAAAATAAAATTGAATCAGAGGATTAATAATGTCTTTATTAGAACAACTAAAAAAAACTTCAAAATTAAAAAACACTTCGTCATTGGATAAATCTATATTTTTTAATGACAAATCAGAAACAACAACCCGCTCGTATGCATTAAATCTTGCATTATCTGGTAAATTAACTGGCGGTTTGACATCAGGGGTAACTACAATTGCAGGCCCTGCTGCTACATTTAAAACAACACTTTCACTTGTCGCACTTGAAGCATATATGGCTCAAAATAAAGATGCGATTTGTTTGTTTTATGATTCTGAACACGGTACCCCGCCTGAATACGTTGAAGACGCTGGTATTGATCCAAGCAGAGTTTTACATTGCCCTATAAAAACAGTTGAAGATTTAAAA